CGCGACTTCGTAAACACATCGGCTGGGCGTATGAAAACGGATTGATACCGCTATGGTCAATGAGCTGGGCAGACCTGAGCTGGGCAAACCTGAGCTGGGCAGACCTGCGCTCGGCAAACCTGAGCTCGGCAGACCTGCGCTCGGCAAACCTGAGCTCGGCAAACCTGAGCTCGGCAAACCTGCGCTCGGCAAACCTGAGCTGGGCAAACCTGCGCTCGGCAAACCTGCGCTCGGCAAACCTGCGCTCGGCAAACCTGAGCTCGGCAAACCTGAGCTCGGCAGACCTGCGCTCGGCAAACCTGCGCTGGGCAGACCTGCGCTCGGCAAACCTGCGCTCGGCAAACCTGAGCTCGGCAGACCTGCGCTCGGCGTACTATGACAAATATACAGTACTACCAGAAGGCTACGACCCTAAAGCAGCTGGTATGGTATGGATAGAAGTATGACAATCGAATTCGTAGGCCACACCATACCCGGCGGCATCGAATTCTACGGGACCGAACTCGCCCGGCACCAGAGAACGCTGGCAAAGTTCAAAGGTGGCGTCCCTGTGAAGGTCATCTACAAGCAGATCCGGAACCAGCGCACACCAGATCAGATGATCCGACTCACACAGGGTGAGTTATGAAAGCCTACGAAACAGAAGCAGAGCGCATCGAGGCGCGGAGAAGAGCATCCCGAGAATGGAAAGAGCGCAACAGTCTGAGGCGGGCTGGTGCTGTCTACACTGGCCGACCAGTGCCACATCCTAAGCGCAAGCACTACCCGACAAAGCGAGATCTGCAGCGGGATGCCTGGTGGGAAGCCCTCAAGGCCAAGCATGCCGGCAAGCCACGACTTGATAAGTCAATCAAGCCATATACCCCGTTGCCACCAGGCAGAGTGGTTGGCGCATGAAAAAAAACGTAGCTCTGTCTGGTGTCGCCCTTGACAAACACCGGACGGTGTTTAGGTGTGGCTCGTCGCGATGTGACATAACATCGGACGCCAGCTCGCAAGGCTGGCACATACGCCAAAGTAAGAAGAACGCCGAGTTGGCTACACTTCTGCACTTTTGTAACTTTGGACAATTGTGCGGGCTTGCGAGTGTGGTCAACTGGGCGTTTTTTGTGAGGTAAGATGCATCATTCTTTCGATATATCCAGCGCAGCCAAGTACGGCGTTATTGAGGCTATTTTGTATGAAAATATTCTACATTGGTTGCGGGTCAACAAGGCGAATGGGGTCAACATAAATGACGGCAAGGTTTGGACGTATAATTCTGTGCAGGCTTATTCAAGACTTTTCCCATATTTAACGCCAAAACAAATCCGCAGAGCCATTGAGTCACTGGTAAAACAGAACGCCATAATCAAAAGCGACTACAATAAGGCAAATTATGACAAGACTAGCTGGTACTCAATCCCAGATGAGAGCATCCTCGCCATTGGCCCAGAAGGGCAAGCCATTAGCCCAAAAGGGCAAATGGATGTGCCCGAAAAGGCAAATCGATCTGCCCAAAAGGGCGAACCTATACCAGATATAAACCAGATAATAAACTCAGATGTAAACACACATACAGCGCGCGATGGATTGGAGTACGGGATGATCCCGCCAGAACTCGTTGAACCTATCAAGCGATATGTGAAAGCCACAAACTTTAAGCCTAACATCGGATACATTGCCACGCATATCACAATCGCTGTTGGTAGAACCAGCCTTGAAACTGTGAGGAATGCTATCAGTAATGCCGCTGCCAAGGCTGAGAAGCCCGGCTGTAACTTGGATTATATCCCAAAATTGAGTAACCTGCTTTCAAACACGGCAAAGCTCATTGAGTGGTCTGATAAAGCTGAACCACAAATCGCATCGTGGTGGTCTGGACTATCTGAGACCGACATCATCGACCGACTTACATCACTGCTTAGATACGGAATAGAAATACCACAGGAGTTAGAAAAATGGATACCACAAGCACAACAGATTTTGAGCGCGCGATTGGCCAGCTGACTGTAGTTCCGGCTGAATGCTCGGTCTGCGCAGACTCTGGCTACATCTGGAACCACGAAGAGCACCGGATTGAAGGGCTGTGCGAATGCCACAAAGACCAGCAGGCCAAGCGTCTTGTTGAGTGGAAGCGCGCACAGACGTACCTGCTCAAGTCAATCCTACTGCCAAAGATCGATCTGACCCGCACCGAGAAGCGAGCGTGGTATTCAGAGCTGCCGCAGAAAGGCGGGGTATGGCTGTCAGGTCCAGCGGACAAGGGCAAGACACACGCAGCCGGCTGGATGGTGGCGAAGAAGATCCAAGAGGCGAAACAGCCGTTCACCTGGTCATGGTTCAAAGCCCGTGAGATTTTCAAGGCTTGGGTTGATCAGTATTCAGACGACCCATCCGAGCGATACACCGCGAAAGACGTGGCCTATGCTTTGAGCAGCCATGACCTCATTGTGATCGATGACCTGGACAAGACCGGGCGAATCACTCAGGCCAGAGAGGAGCATCTTTTTGAGATGTTCGACGGGATCTATTCACGGCAGGCAGAGCTTATCGTTCCGGCCAATATCACACTCACTGAATTCTGTTCTCGTATGGAGGGTGAAGACATGTTCATCAAGCGTGACGGAATAGGACCGCAGCAGAGGCGGATACGAGACATCTGCAAAGAGGTAAAAATATAATGAGAAGCAAGCCAGCATCGCGTAAATCAATACCTGGGTATGAAGGACTATATTCAGTCACTCACGGCGGAGAAATTATATCTCATGGAAAGTATGTGACTAGCAAGAACGTCAGATGGCAACCTGAGTCAATATTGAAGCCGCTAACCGATGTTTATGGGTACAATAACGTTTGCTTGTGCAACGGTAGTGGGCAAGTGAAAAAGTATAGGGTGCATAAACTAGTCGCTCTTGCTTATTTACCAAACCCTGATAAGCATCCTATCATAAATCACAAGAATGGCGTCAAAACCGATAACTGTATAGAAAACCTAGAATGGTGCACGCATTCACATAATAACAAGCATGCGTTTCGTGTTCTTGGTAGGCAGGCCACTAATAAAGGTGTATTTGGGTCTGACCACCCTTGTGCAAAGACAGTTGCCCAAGTCAGCAGAGACGATAAGATAATAATGGTTCATCCATCTGTGGTGGATGCGTCAAAAATAACAGGAGTTCCAAAGAAAAACATTTCAAATGCTGCGTTAGGCCGTAAAAAATCGGCTGGCGGATATGTATGGAGGTACGTATGAATGATATTAATTTTCTTTCAATTTCAGGTCGCCTTGTGCGTGACAATGAGCTCAAGAGCACCAACAACGGCGCATACTTCGTGCGGGGATCTATCGCATCCAACCACAGCAAGAAAAAGAGCGATGGCACATGGGAAGAAGTGCCAGGCTTCTTCGAGTTTATTTGCTGGAAGCACACAGCGGAGTACCTACACAAGTATTCCAAGCGCGGCGACACCCTCATCATCGCCGGGCCGATCCGATGGTCATCATGGGAGAAGGACGGCGTGAAGCACTCGAAAGTGGAGATCCACGCCGAGCAGGTGATAATCAAGCCCAAGGGAGAAGCAGGGCAGAACACACCAGAGCCACAAGGCGCGGCGCATTTCGATGGCGAGGACATACCCTTCTAGCATGATCAACACAGCCACAGCCGCCTTATTTGGACTGTCTGCCTATGCTGGCCTGCTCTACATCGCCCAGACGCCTTATAAGTGCAAGCCATACGAGCCCCAGCCTGAGTGCGTCCTATCCAAGTACGAGGTCAGAATTTTTGACATCACCACGCCAGAAAAGCACATGATAGCAATGGCAGAAGGTGCATGCGTGTTCACTGTCGGAGAGGGTAGAGCCAAGCGCATTGTGATGACTGATGCGGAGTTTCACTCATTGGCCCGGTCAGAGTACATGGACCGGGTGGAGTTACCAGCGGCGCAGTCTTTAGTTTGTGAGGTAAAATGACAGTCAGCGAACAAATCGAATCCATACGGGAGCGACAACGATGGCTGGAGCAAACAAGGGATTTATCAGGTTCAGCGATTCATCGCCACGCGACTGAGCTATGTAACGACCGCGGCGAGCTTCTAAAAATCGTAGACTCTCAGGCTTTAGAGATAGAGAGGCTGAAAAGCCAATTGTATAAGCCCTACCCTGCAAGCGGTTTTACGATGAAGATTGAACAAGGAGAAACAAAATGAAAGTGCGTGAATCATTATTCGCCGTATGGAATGCAAAATATGGATTCATCTTAAATACATTCCGAGCCAAAAGGCGCGAGTCAATCAGAGAATATGCATTCACTGATAAAGAATGGAAACGGCTAAAAACGCATGGATACAAATGCGTAAAAGTTGATGTCAGAGGAGAAACAAATGGGTGAATATGCAGATGCAATAATCGACGGAGAATCTTGCCAGATGTGTGGCATTCCTATTTATCATGGCGAAGGGTTTCCGACATATTGCTCAGTACAATGCGCGAAAGACCACGGCGCAGACCAACAAACAATAAAGGCATTGCGGCGCGTTCTGATTGAAATTCAGGATGAAGGATAAACAAAATGAGCACTAAACAAGAACCACAAGAGATGCACGGAAAGTGGGGTTGGGTTTTGACTGACCCATTGATACAAATTGGCCTTTGGCAAAATCAACCGCACACGACCGACGAATATTATCAGGTATGCGAAAAGCTTGCTGAACGCTGCCGCCGCGCAGAAGATCGACAGGCAGAACTCACGGCAGAGATTAACCACCTAACAGAGCTTGGTGCAAGTCAGCTATTAGGACAGCCGGTTACAGAGGACGAGCTACGGGCGATGTTTGAAAAAGAATGTGAGCACATAAACACTGAGCGTTTTAGCGGTTCTTTGGGGCGCTACAAAATGGCTCACGTTGATGAGCAGTGGCTTGGATTCTCCACCGCGGCCCGTCTATTCGGTAAGCTCAAAGAGGTGAAGCCATGAACGAACCAACAGTATACAGATATGGAATAGGAAACCGTCAAATGGATTTAAGCCCACGAGGTAAATTTCTATCGTTGGACGAAGTTCGCAAATACTTGGATTGGTGTTTGGACGACGATAGAGAAACAGAAACAAGAGTCCGCGCAATGATGGAGAATTTATCATGAACAACCCCAAGACAATAGACGAGGCTTTAGCCCTTGTGCCGACCCACATACTATTGAGGCCGGGGGTGGATGTGTGGAGAGAGGGTGACGATTTTTTAATAACTCACGATCGATGGATGAAAAATACATGGGAAAAGGCGTTCTCATTCAAAATGGTACAGGCAGAAGAACAAGGCCGCAGACTCATTCCAGAAGAAATACGTATAGCCATGGCCGAACGAATGTTTAAGTATAGCACATTAGATAATTTCAAATACTGGAATCAATTTGAAAGTTGGTTATTGAGCAGTAAGCCGGAGGGAAAGTGAGAACAATAAATTTGATAATAGCATTTAGCATATTCGGGTGCGGTAACGTGCTGCGCTCGCGAGAGGTGTGCAAGATAACCGACAAAACGCAGTTTGACAAAACTTTTGAAATCTGCATGAAAGGGCAACGTCAGCGAACGGTGACAGATGACGCGGACGATTTTGTGAAGCAATGCAGATTTACGGCAGCTCAGACTGCACAGACGTGTGAGCATAAAGTATTTTCGATGGACTCGCAAAACACACAAGATGACGAAATGTGCGACGGTGCAAAAATACCGAGGCACATTAAAACGTGCAAAGAGGCTGGACTGTGACCCCTTCCCACTACAAACCAATACTCTCTAACCTGAACAACGAACAAAGGAAAGCGGTGGGTGAGATAATAGATCAATGCGCGTATGAGTTTGCTTTAGCTGCAAGCCCTTACGACGAAGGTGAGGCCGGGTTAAAAGCTTGTGAAGAGTGGCGGGTTTTGGCCCATGAATTAAAATCATCAGGAGAAACGACATGAAAGAGATTAAATACCATGACGACTGCACACCTCACATCGCAAACCTGTTTACCGATAGCGGCCACATGGTTCCGAAACCTGAGCGAGTTTTCACCGCCTCAGAAGTCGGCCAGATAATCGCGCTGGCTATGGACGCGGCGTCATCGGTTAAGCACCCAAAACGGACAGCCGACGAATTGTCAAACTTTGAGGCATGGCGTGAGCTATCCGAAAGGCTAAAGGGCCAACCATGACCCAATCCCCCTTGACAAACATCGCCCACACTTCACCAATGGACGCCGGGAAAGCCGTAAAACCATGTGTCTCCAAAACTTCATAACCTCGCAGCAAGTACCGGCACTTTTTTATGCAGAATCAATCCGTTAAAAACCGCAACAAAAAGCTGGAAACAGCCTACGCCAAGACCACAAACGACTGTGAACGCTTGTACCGAATAGCGACAGACTGGCGGGCGACGGCTATTCAAAAGCATGAAGAGTCAAAGCTATTCGAGGGCGTGGCTTTCATCGGCTTCGCCTTTATGTCGTCCGTAATTATATTTTTCAGTATTCTCAGAGAGGTGAGCAAATGACAGCAGAACGAATCAAGTTTTTCGAGACTCTATTATCCAAACCCATGGCCGAGCCACACAGGGGCTACATTGAAGAGCTATTCTCAGAGGTCAGCGGCAAGGCTAAACCAACAAAGCCCAAGCCATCGATCAGGCATGACAGCGAAGACATAGATCCATGAACCAGGCTGAACAAGTAACTCCAGAACCCGAGCAACCAGCTCAAACCAACGCAGTAGCGGTAAACCTCACTTGGGAGCCGCCGCACGACTGCGAAGAGTGCGGACATGGCGAAGAGTGAGCCAGTATTATTATCCAAGCTACCAGAAAGGCGCAGACGATTCTGCATTGAATATCTAAAGACCCTTAACGCCTCAGAGGCCGCAAGGCGCGCAGGCTACAAGACACGAGCAAACGTAGCAGGCCAAAGGCTGATGATAAATGCTGACATCAAGACGTATATCAGCAATGCCATAAACGAGCAAATAGAAGCAGATCGAGATTCAGTGAAAGCGCGTGTACTAGGCCTCTGGGGCAATGTGTCACAAGATCAAGAGCAAAATGTACAGTACAGACTCAAAGCGTCTGAGCTTCTAGCCAAGCATGTAGGGCTACTGACTGAGCGATTGGAGCTAACCGGTAAAGATGGCGCGCCGATACAATACGAGGCATTGCCGGCCACGGCTCAGGAATAATGCCTTGGACAGAAAAGCAAGTCGAAGCCTTTGGGCTGCTATCTAATCCGAAAATACAACAGGCCGCACTCTTCGGCGGCTCTGGCTCAGGAAAGACCTATGTTGCCGGGCATAAATTCAGGCAAAGGGCGAACGAATTTCCTGGCTGTCTCCAGATAATCCTAAGAAAGACAATGGCAGACTGCCGAGACACGGTGTGGTCAACCATGATGATTAACCGGGTGTTAAAGGGCGACATAGCGAATAAGCATTGCACCGAGTACAAGCAGCCGGCCAAGGTGGTTTACAAGAACGGGTCAGAGATACGCATTGGCGGACTGCACCCGTCTGAGATTGATAAGGTTCTCGGGCCGGACTATGCCACGATATGGCCTAACGAGGCGTCAGAGATAGCATGGGCCAACGTGCCGGCATTACGCACAAGACTACGGGATAGATCTACACACAGGACGCACAAGGGCTATATCAAGCCAATGCTGGTTTTCGACTTCAACCCACCAACCGTGCGGCATTGGACTCACAAGGTATTTATTGAGGGTGTAGACCCAGACACAGGAAACCCACTACCAGACAGAGAAAAATGGGCATGGCTCAGGATGAACCCTTACGACAATAGGGCAAATCTTTCGCCTGAATACCTGAAAACCTTGGAGAGTATGAGCGAGGGAGACCAGCGCCGCTTTCTTCGTGGGGAATTCGGGCAGCTGAAAGGGTTGGTTTATGCGACGTTTGACCCTGAGTTAAATGTGTATGACATTCCCCCTATTGATACAGGGTGCAGGTTTTACAGGAGTTTCGACTTTGGCTTTGTTAATCCTTTTGTATGCCTTTGGGGTATGCTCGCCTCAGATGACACGCTTTATATCACCGCTGAAAGATATATTTCAAGAATCACCGTTGACGTTCACGCTCAGGAGGTCAGGGATCGCACACCGTGGCGGATCGAGAATTCATGGGCAGACCACGACTCCGGCGAGGTGGCGCAATTGGAGAAATTCGGGGGGATACAGACAACGCCAGCGATTAAAGACGTGAAGGCCGGGATAAACCTTACGACCGGGTTGATAGAAAAGAGGAAGATAAAGGTTCACCGGTCATGTCAAAATCTATTGAATGAATTTCAATCATACAAGTGGAAAGACGGCAATAAAGACGAAGTTGTCAAAGAGGATGACCATGCGCTTGATGCCCTCAGATATTTAGTCATGGGGATATTCTCCGCGCCTGCCAAGCCTGCTTTCCATAAAGCTCGTTAAGATCCCCCTTGACAAACATCGGCACATGGTTATATGTGGCCGCAAATGGTGGAGACATCAGCGCCAGGCATTAGAATCACCATCCCGCGCGGTGGCACGTACAACTTCAAGGTGCGTCTCAAGAACAAATCAAATAACACAGGCTTTGATCTCACCGGCTATGCAGCGAAGATCGATGTGATGACATCAAGAGAAACGGGCGCAACTATCCTTTTCACAATCGGGACAGCCACATCAGGCATCACCATCCCAACCCCCACAAACGGGATCGCTGTCTGTCAATTCACCGCAGCGCAAACTGCACTGTTTACTCTCGGCCAATACTATTACTTTGACACAAGATTCTCCAGTGGCGCAGACGTGAAATTCTCGCCTTCAATCGAGATACAACCACTATGGACGGGGACCAGTGCCTGATCAAGTAATTGAATTTATCCAAGAGGAGACCATTGAGCTTGTAGTTCAGACTACGGGCGCTCCTGGTGCAGCGGGTGCAACTGGCGCCACTGGAGCGACAGGGGCCACGGGCGCAACGGGTGCCACTGGTGCAGCAGGCCAGGGTGTGCCCGTAGGTGGCACAGCCGGTCAGGTACTCGCGAAAATAGACGGCACAAACTACAATACAGAATGGGTCACGGGTGGCGGTGGTGGTGGCTCAGGCACGGTAACAACTGTTTCGGTCACGACTGCCAACGGCGTTTCTGGCTCTGTTGCTAACGCCACGACCACACCAGCGATATCAATAACGCTCGGGGCAATCACCCCCTCATCGGTCGCTGCGGTGGGTACGGTTACGGGGTCGAATCTAAGCGGCACGAATACGGGTGATCAGACGAATATCTCAGGCAATGCCGCCACGGTCACAACTAACGCCAATCTCACAGGCCATGTCACATCTGTTGGGAATACTGCTGTGCTCGGATCATTCACGGTTGCTCAACTCAATACAGCACTAAGTGATGGAGACATCGCAACCGGCGGCGGTACGGCCACAGGTACAAACACCGGAGATCAGACTAACATCACGGGGAATGCGGCAACGGTTACGACCAATGCAAACTTGACGGGGCATGTGACCTCAGTCGGCAACGCTGCAGTTCTTGGGTCGTTTACGGTAGCGCAATTAAACACGGCAATATCAGATGGAGATATTGCAACAGGTGGCGGCACAGTCACTGGCGCCAGCTCTGGAACAAACACAGGCGACAACGCAACCAACAGCCAATACTCTGGCCTGGTATCCAACGCAACCCACACAGGCGACGCAACAGGCGCAACGGCGTTGACCGTCGTCAAGATCAACGGCGTTTCAATGGCTGGACTCGCAACAGGAATGCTTAAGAACACGACCGGCACAGGTGCCCCGTCAATCGCGACAGGCGCAGACCTGCCAGCGATGACCGCCACTGTGGGTGGGGCAGTACCAACGCCACCGAATAACACGACAACTTTCCTCCGGGGTGACGGCACATTCGCAGCGGTAAACAATACGCGCGCAGTGCAATCGGTAAACTTTGGCACCGGGGCGCGTGATGTGTCGCTCTTCGTGGCTGATGCAACGATAACAGCCAACGACTCCATACAGTGCAACATTGTCGGCGGGTCTACCATGACCGCAGAAGAGGCAGCGATTCAATACATAGATGTCTCGGTTGCAATCTCGGTTGGCGTAGGTTACACGTTATATTGTGCGGCTCCACTCGGGGCGATTGGTATCATAGGTGTTTTAACAGAAAAAGTAGGGGTATAAAATGGCAGTAGAAATCATTGGCGGCGCGTCCGCTGTAAAGGCAAACGTAAACTCAGATCTGGAGCTCTTGGTTCAACCGACGAAAACAAAGGCTAACATTGGCCTTGTTGGGTTAGCGGGTCAGAATGATGCGGGTACAATCACGGGCTCTAAAGACGTGATCCTACCGAGGGTGAGCGAAGACTTCAATCTGCAGGTGGGCGTAGGTACTCCACTTTTTGAGGATCGATTCAACTCGGTTATCCAAAATACCTCAATATGGAAGTTCTTTTCTCTAAACTCGCTAATTGGCACAGGTGCAAGCGGATTCTTTAACCTCAACCCAACACAGGTTGTAACCACAGGCGGTGTAGTCGCACTTTCTACATGGCGGCACATCCCGATCTGGACTAACGCCGGTCTGCTATTAGAGTTCGATATGAACTTTTCAGGGGTGGTCATTACTCCGCTTGCAGGGCAGGTCATAGAGTTTGGATTATTCGTGCCACCAGCCACAGCCGTGGCTCCTCCAGATGGTGTTTTCTTCCGATACACTTCGGCTGGACTCAACGGCATAATGGTGAATAACTCGGGATCAGAGACGCAAATCACGACACCACGGGCGTGCTCGAACTTCACGATTGACACGGGATTCCGCGCCAAGATGATCATCACAGATAAGATTTGCCGTTTCTATGTCAATGACGTAGAGATTGGAAACTTCAATATCCCCGCAGGCTTTACAGAGCCATTCCTGTCTGGTGCGTTACCGATCGCGATGATAGCGCGAAACACTGGCACGATTGCGAGCGTTAACGGTACATACGCGCGTTTCGGTGCTGTTACCGCAAAGACACTTGATGTGGACACTGGAAAAAGTTTGCCCACAATCATGGCCTCAATGGGTAAGCACGTCGCGATCACGCCAAACGGTACGGCATTTGGTACGACTGGAACGAGTAACAGCTCAAACTCTCAGGCGATTGGAACTGCTGCGGCTCTGACCAATACAGCAATTGGCGCGGTGCCTGCAGTGGCGGGTCTCGGCGGACAGGCCACGTATTTGCCAACGCTTACGGCCTTTACTGACGGCCTTCTCATGTCATATCAGAACGTGACTGGCACAGTCAATATACAGCCGCGAACGTTATACATCACGGGCATTCGGATCAACTCTGCTGTCTCTGCCGCCTTAACGGGTGGTGCCGTTCACATGATGTACTCTGCTGCGTGGGGACACACAGCGGCATCACTTGCCACCACAGAAAGCGCTTCGTTTACTACTGCTGCAACGAAGCTACCCAAAAAGATGTTTATTGGTGCGGAGAACTTCCCGATCACAGCGGCTATTGGTGCTGTTGTGACCGGTGGTGTAAACGTCACTTTTGAGACGCCGATAGTGGTCAACCCTGCAGAGTTTTTCGCAATCGTTGCAAAGAATGTTGGCATTGTCACAACTGTTGGCTCGATCACTTCGCTGATCGGGATCGAAGGCTTCTGGGAATAAGATTATGTCACATCTTTTCCCTTGACAAACATAGCGCGCCTATGATATAAGGCTGTGGCCGGTCAATACGAGATTATCCGCACGCGCCGATCTGAAAAGATTCAGTCAAAGCTGGATATTTACAAGCTGCTCGATGATTCATATCGTGGCGGCTTCGCTTACAAGAACGGCGGGCATCTCAAGAAATACCCGAGGGAATGGACAGAGATTTACAAGACCCGGCAAGATCGGGCGATCTACTTTAACTACCTTCAGCCCATTGCGGACATCCTTTCTGGGTTCTTATTCAAGAATGACGTCTCTCGCACTCTGCCCCCAGATCTGGAATACCTCAAGGATGATGTCTCAAAGGGCAAAGGAATTGATCAGTTCATGCACGGGGTCTCTATCACCTCGCTGCTCTACACGGTCGGCATCCTGGTCGATTCGCCATCATTCAACCCCAATGAATACCCATCAGAGGCGGCGCGCAGGGATGCGAATCTCAACCCGTATTGCTGCGTCTACTATCCTTACCAGATCAGGGACTTCGCAACCGATGAAGACGGCGCTCTCATTTGGGTTCTGCTGGATGACTCAAGATGTGAAAAAGAAGATCCATTCAGCGAAGAGAAGAAGCGCATGATCTACCGGCTGTGGACCACTAAACTCAGCCAAGACTTTGAGATCATCGTCAGCAAAGAAAAGCCCGGTGGATATGACGTAATCCCCGGCGCGCCACGCGCGCACGGCGTTGGATATGTCCCGTTTCACTTCGTCAACTGGCGAGACGTTGAAGATGACCAGATCAGTGATTCGCCGATGGAAGATGTCGCGATCCTATCCCAGCAGATCTACAACGTGCTTTCTTTACTTGATGAGCAGCTCCACACTGGCACATTCTCCACGCTATTCTTTCCGGTGAACAAGATCGGAGACATCCCAGAGCAGTACACGAAGGCGGGGATCTACGACATCCCACTTGTCGAAGCACCTGCAGGGATGCCGGAATACAAGAAGCCAGGTCTCGACACCATCGAGCCCTTTATCTCTGCGGTTAAGTTCTACATCTATGAGATATTCCGCAAGATCGGCATGGACCAGGACAGAGACAAGTCCTATGTTCAATCCGGGGCCGCAATGGGCAAAGAGTTCGAGAAAGTCGAAGCACTACTAAGATACGGCAGTCAAGCGATGTCAGAGGCTGAAGAGTTCATCTTCAAAACCATGGCGCGCTGGCTCAATAAAAACGCTGATGATTCAATAGAGATAGAGTACAACAAAAACTTCCAGAGCGATGACCTCGATCTGCGGCTTAAGCGGTTGTACGATGTCTTTAATCTCGGTCTGCGTCCGCTTAAACAGCTGGCGTTGAAAGAGATCATTCAAGCGGTTTTACCAAAGGCCGACGCTGAAACCCTGTCTCAAGAGACAGAAGGAACAGCGCCGGACTTCCCTCTCAGTGGTGGCGCAGCGGCTGACGCGCTCTTAACGGCGCGCACAGAATTTGCGAAAACTCAACAAGAGGTACAACCATAATGGGTGACGAAACAACAACAGCGCAAGCTGGGGCAGAAACTTTCGAGTTCAAGAACCCCCAAACGAACCAGAATGTAATACTGCCAAAAATGGTAGGTGATACGGACATGAAGTCATTTCTCGAAGGCGTAATAGCTAAGAGCAACGAGTTCGCCCGTAAAAAATACCAATCAGAGATGGACGGGCTTAGAGGCCAACTTTCAGAAGCGGATCAATTAAAAGCTCGAATAGAAGAGCTGGAAAACATTAATCTGCCAGCGAAAGATCGAGAAGCGAAAGAACAGCAAAAGAGTCTCACAAAATTCCAAAAGGAATTGGAGACCGAGCGCAATGCGCGCACACAAGTTGAATCAATTCTCAAGACCGAAAAGCTCAACAATGCTCTGATGCGAGAGGCCTCAAAATATCCTGACATCATCGACATCGAACAAACGACAACGCTTTTTCAAGCACAGTGCTCCCCCACTTTGTCGATCGATGGCGATACTGTTAAGCTATCCGCCAAACTGAACGGAGAAGAGACAGAGTTCTCTGAAGCGTTCACAAAATGGCTGGCCTCTGATCGAAACGCCAATTTGCTCAAAAACAAACTCAACCCAGGCAGCGGCTCCGCCGGTGGGAGTAGGGCAACACAGGCAAATACTATGAAGCGAGCGCAGTTTGATGCTTTGGGTGACTCCGCGAAAATGGAGTATATCACTAAGGGCGGACAACTCACAGATTAAGAGGCCCAAAAATGGCAATAGCAAATACACTTACGGGACTTGTCCCGACATTCTACCGAGCGATGCAGACCGTGTCACGAGAGATGACCGGCGCAATCGCTGGCGTCACTATCGACGCAAAAGCATCCGCTGCTGCATTGAATCAGACGATTCGTGCAGCTATCGCTCCAGCTGGTACTATGGAAGATTTCACACCGGCGATGGCAATACCAGAGACAGGCGGCTCGACCATCACTTATGTTGATATGACGCTTAGCAAGTCCAAGGTTGTACCGATCCCACTCTCAGGAGAGGAAGAGCTTTCTCTTGGCATGGAAACCGGCAACACGGTACTTGAGCAGCGAATTGCACAAGCTATCCGTGCCATCGTCAACCAGGTTGAGACTGACCTATGCACAGAGGCGTACAAAAACGCATCTCGCGCAGTTGGTACCGCTGGGATAACTCCCTTCGCTTCGACACTGAACATCGCGGCGAGCTTGGAGCAGATCCTCAACGATAACGGCGCACCGGGTCGCAATGATCCAATGTACCGCACAATGGTTGTCAGTTCTAGTGCTGGCGTGAATCTCAAGTCACTGGCAAACCTAAACACCGTTTATTCGGCAGGCTCAGACGCGACCCTTCGTCGATCTATACTTCTGCCAATGTTTGGCTTTCAGCCTTACGAGTCTGCTGGTGTAGTTAGCCATGTTAAGGGTACTGCAACAGGTGGTTTGATCAATAACGCAGCGACAGAGGCAATCGGCCAAACAACGCTGACACTTGACACAATCACCGCTGGTGGTACAGGTTACAAGGCTGGTGATATCATCACGCACGCATCTGATACGACCAACAAGTATGTAGTTAATACAGGACTTGTGGCTGCTTCTGGTGACATCGTGATTGGCAACCCCGGTCTTAAGATCGCGGCTGCTGACAATGATGCAGTTACTGTTGGCAACAACTACACAGCGAACTTCGGTTTCTCTCGAAACGCTCTGGCGCTTGCAACACGCAGGCCAGCACGTCCATCGGGTGGAGACCTGGCCGTTGATATTGTCGAAGTGAAAGACCCCATCACTGGGATCACCTTCTCTATCGCCCATTACAAAGGGTACGGTGCGTCACGACTCCAGGTCGAGCTTGTTTGGGGATATAAAGCGATCCAATCCGAGCACATTGCGATTCTTCTTGGTTAATCCATGAACGAAGCAACACCAATGGTGGAAAAGAAAAAGAGCGTTAAGGCTCCCAAGGTTGAGGCACCGCAAGTGAACGTGAGTTCATTCATGCGAGACCCCAAGAACTGGAAAGCCTTAAAAGCTGTGGCCGACGATTACGGGCGTAATGTCAGACTCGACGGCCAGAAGATTGTGCATGATATCCCAGCGGATCAACTCCCTGCGATGATTGCCATGATCAAATAATATGGAATCGACCTATTGCACAGTAGTTGAAGTCACCACATACGCCACCGATAACGGTGAGACGGTGTGGAGTGCTTTGGCGTCGAATGACCTGACAGGCGCGATAAATAACGCCTCGGGTTATTCGGCTGGCGATAGGTCGATTGCCGTTGATGGGTTTGGAGACGACACCAATCCAATCTCATCAGGGGCAGTCTTTACGATTGCAACAGACTCGACGGCGACGAGCTACACGGTGATTTCTTCGAAGTACAACCAGGGCACGTATGAACTCACGTTCTCCCCCGTGCTAGCAGAACTCGTGGCTGATGGTGATATTGTGACTTTCGCAAGTACCTCATCCACGGCATTCATGACGCGGTGCGTGGTCCAGGCGTGTAAGGACATTCTGCGCTACACGAAGCAGCTCTATACAGACGGCACTTTATGGCTGTCTAATAATACAGACCTCAACAAAGCCAACATCATTCAGGCGATAGAGAACGCGCGGAATCTCGATATGAGGGACCGTGCAGCAACTATCTCCACACTCGCTCAAGGATCGTTTTCAGACGGGTCAATAAGCATCGCACAGGCTGCAGCGCCAGTGCTTCACACAGACGCGAGGTTCTATGTGGATAAGGTTCTCAACGAATACAAAGAGTATTTGATAGTAAATCAAGGGCGGTCAATCGGCAGATGAAAAAGTCTGACTGGGCCATTAGAGAAGAGCGTGAGAGGATGATGGGTGCCGTCGTAGGCATTCAGCGCAAGTATAAGCGGTTGGATGATTTCAACTGGAACAAAGACCAGGACATCCGAGCCATAGAAGCGGCCATCTCCAAGTATGGCGACGAGCTGCGAAAGCCGCTATTGCGATTCTTTACTGGTGACGTTCTGGAGCTTGTCACGACCGAAGCCCACGACCAGTTTTTGAAGTCGATTGTGTCCTATGTTAAAGAGGGCAAACTCGGAAAGCCTAACCTAACCACGGACCAAATCATTGAAAGCCTGCGGACTCAGCTAGTGCAGAACATCGATTCTCTGATCTCTGGTGCTGATTTGAGCATGAAGCAACGGGCGATAAAGCTCCAAGAACTGGCCGCTAAGTCGGTCAATAATGCCGCCACGGCTCAGATCACAGGCACTCAATTAAAGATAGAATCCATCACGCGCCGCACTTTGGCCTATGCTCAAGACATGGATCTCCTGTCTGGTGACTTCGTTGGAGAGATCGACCTGCAGAAAGGCTGGGAGCTGCTGAAGTCTAAGTACGGCACACGTGAGACTGTACGCTATCGCAACGGCGCGAATTACCCTTTGAATACATACCTGGAGGGCAGGGCGAACACGACCAGCGCCGACATCCACCGAGTCACAACACAGCTCGATGCGACTGCTTCTGGCGTCCACACTGGTATGGTATCCCGACACGGCGCGACAGATTCATGTCGCCCATGGGAGGGCAAGATTCTATTCTTTACCCCAGCCGGTCGGGACATAATGTCTAAGAAGTTCCCAGCCATGGCACAATGGTCCACTGTGGATGAAGTCAAGGCCGATGAAGACACCCACATGTGGAAGTTTAACTGTCGGCATATAATCACGCCTTACCCAATCCAGTTTTTCGACGATGCAGAAAATCACAAGCTCATCAAGGAGCAGGCTGCATGACATTCTATCGCGGCAAATACGACTCCACCGATCAGACCCACAAGATCGGGCCGAAGCTGAAGGTGATCTCTCACCAGATTAAGTCGATCATCCAACGTAACAAACAAGGCGCAGCGGTTGCCTTTTCTGGTAAGATATCCAGCACAGAAGCAATCACAAAGGGCTCTGTGGTCATAGCCGAAGAAAACGGCATCCGCACACCCTACACCGTAGGACCAATATCTGTGGGCATGGGTGGCATATACATCTACCTGCTCGAAGAGGATGGCATGATATGACGCGGGACCAGGCATTCACAAAGATTCAATCACTGCAGAATGCTGCGCTCACTCAGGTGGCGTATGTCGCTATGGCGCACGTCATGCCATTTGTGCCGATTGACACAGGCAGGCTTCGGCAGTCTGGAAAGGTCGAATCAGACTCTGAGGGTGTGAATATCGTATTCGGTGGTGCCGGTTCAGGCGTTGAAAAATATGCCTCTTACCAATACGCCACGGCAGAGCGGCACTTGACCGACGGCGGATCGCTTGGCAGGATTCTCGAAGTCATCCCGCCAGACATCAGAAAGAATGTGAAGGGCCAGACAAACCGCCAGCGCTATGCTGCAGCCTATCGTTACGCGGTAGACACAGACAAACTCACACGCTTTCCCGGTGGCGCGCGCTGGTTCCGAATCATTCTCGAAGACTCAGGCATCCAGAACAAGATGGCGCAGGTTTACCGTAATTATTTAAAATCATCAAGCAATGAGGCGGCAGCGTGATTGCAGACATAGCCGCAGCCTTCAACTCCGCAGATCCTACGCTTGGGATCGAAGTCTCTTATGGCCGAGGATTGGACCAGACCACGATTGAGGGAAAGCTCAGAGCTGGCGAAAAGGTCAACGTCATTATTGATGTGACCCAGATGCCAGATAGTCAAGTCGCACAAGCAACACGCGGAGTTTACAAAGAAGGGACATTGATGATGTACTCTTTCGCTAAAAATGACAAGGCCGCCATTGATAACCTTCAAGCATGGTGGCTCAACTTGGCCGGTGATTCCGGCAATTTACTGCATGATATATCGGGGAAAGTAACGCTCGGCACGGTTGAATTCCTGCGCTGGCGAGCGGTTGGGGGCTTTCAGGGTTCAGCAACAAGATTCGGGGGCAATGTGTGGATGTGCGACCAGTTGGTTGATTACGCCGCATGGTTGCCGCCATAGGAGAAAATAAATGGCAATTACAAATGCACAAATTGAAGCAATTGACAAAGAACGAAAGGATGCCATCTGGGATGGCGACAACCTCGGGGCAATAAAGCCCGATTCACTCAAGGTCAAGGTGAATGGCGTCTACACAGATGTAAGGATCGACCAACTCGCAGGCATCGCCAAATCATGGCTTGAGGGCTGGGATATCATGGTTGAAGTCACCTTCATGGATACATCGGTTGACTTCCTAAAAAGCAAGCTGATGAAAAATCAGGTAAGCTCGATGGTGTCTACTGGTGGCAATCCGTTTATTGGCTTCGGTAACTCTAAAATAGAGCTACTATCTACAGCTGGTGAGCTTTTGCTACATGAGTACGGCATCACCTCAACCACGCGCACCAAGGATTGGATATTCTGGAAGGCTGAGCCCAAGTTCAGCAGCACAGAATTCGGCTATGGTGGAAACACTGTAAAAGAAGTTGTGGTTTCATTCACGATCTTTCCTGATCTTTCCAAGTCAACCGGCTACCAATACGGCGGCTATGGTGACTATGCAGCGTACACTGATAACGCAGTGCCTAAAGGCGTCTGGGTTGCAATGTCTAAACAGGCACAAGTGCCAGGCGTTCACCTCTCTGCGTTTACCCTGAAAGACGGCCAGAAAGAAGATTTGGAGTGCTTCGCGGGATATGCTGCGGCAACTTACACGGTTACTGCTGCGATCAACGACGGTACGGACATTAATGCAACGGATACATCTGTTGTGTATGATGGTCTCGCAGGTGGAACAATCGCGGCGGGTGATTACGTCCTATGCGGTACAGAGATCATGTACATCACTGCTGCAACTTCTACAACCCTGACGGTTAATCGCGGGGTCTGGGGATCTACAGCCGCTATCCATTTGGATAATGCGGTTTTGAACATCCTCGATGACGTTGCAGTCATTAAGGCAACAGACGTGGCGACATGGGCAAGCTCATCCACTGCGGACGTTACTGTTGGCACAACCTTCCAAGGCACGGGCACAACTAAGATTGGCCGCGCTGCTTGGGTTTCAACAGGCTCGTCAAATATTACAGCGACGGTGAATACTAAAGCCTCACCCAACTCTGTAGCAACGGCAGCTTAATGAAGCACGTAGGCTGGGGCGTTTTCACGCGGGACAAGATTCACATCAGTGATCTTTATACCTGCATTGATGCGTCCCAGCTCTACATCTCATCTAAAGGGTGGCTTAAACGTCACTACATGAAACGAATCGTTTCAGCTTTGACCGGGCGCAGAGCTTGGTTCTGGCAAATTGGCCTACTAAATAAATTAATGATAGCAGCGGGATTCAAAGAGAATTCCGAATCCTCTCCAGAAGGGGCGAAAGGCTCGCTGGATCGAGTGTGTGCCTGGATTGGCGCACGTATAAACAAGACCCCCGAAGAGGTGGCGCAGACGATGTCTGTGGATGAAATCCAACCTATGGTCACAGCGATTATGAAGCGTGATCTTGAATTGTCATTAAATATGATCAAAGCGCATCACCTTCCTGAGAAGTTCAGTGAAGAGATCATCGATGAGCTGAAGAAGTTAACTGAAGAAGTAATGTCCGCGAATAAAGAGATTCAGGGCATAAAAAAGAAAATCGAATACGACCGCTACGGGCGAGAGTCAAAGACTCTTGCAATGGGGTTTTTACAGCCATGCTGAAAGACATCATCATCGCCCTGTGGTGCATTGCCATCACTTATCTGTCACTGGCTGCGATGCCTCTGATACTACTGAGGAGCGTCCATGGGTGAAAAAATAGATATTGATGGTGTCAGATTCAAGGTTGAGGCAGATCTATCTAAGCTAGACGCGGATCTCAAGAAGGGCGAGGCGCAGGCCAAGAAGGGCGGCGAAAACCTCGGCAAATCTCTGGGCGATGGGATTTCGAGCAAGCTCAATCCATCGATGAAAAAGAGCTTCGGATCTATCGAGGCCGAAGGGACAGGCGCGTTTGGTAAGATCAAAGCCAGCGCTGCCAACGCGTTTAAGTCAGTCGAAGAGGTGGCGGGAAGCTCTGGCTCAAAGCTCGTCGGTATTCTTGGCAAGATTGGTGCCGCTGGTGCCATAGCTTTTGGCGTTGGCAAAGTAATCGCATGGGGGAAGTCTGCCGTAGAGTCCGCAGAAGCCGCAGACAAAGCCGCAGGCAGATCTGCTGAAAGTGTTTCCGCTAAATACACCAAAGCCTCCGAAGCGGTCGCCAAGTCATGGGACAACATAACAAACGCAATCGGGAAGGCGTTGCTACCTGTTGCACAGGGAATTTACAACGCTTTTGCTGGGATATTAAGTGCGGTCGCTAATGTTTCAAACTCCATAGCTATAGCACTGACTAACACACGGGATGCGCTTTTCACTGTAGGCGATGCAGCTAAAAAAGATGTAAACGAGTTTAACAAACTCGGCGCAGGTCTTAAAGACTTGAAGGTTGGAACTGAGGAATTCGGAAAAGCTAGAGACTCGATTATCGAACAATCTGATAAGCTTAACCTAAAGATTCAGGGCGAGATCGACAGCAACGAGAAGCTCTTGGCTGTTTACAAAAAGCTGTCTAATGCTAAGCTAGAAAGCCTTCAGGCCACAGCCTCAACATTAGGGGCAGAGCAGTCTCAACTAAAAAACGAATTCTTCAAGATTACTGGTGAAGTTTTTGTCGATAGATCAAAGGAAACTACAGAGCAGCGCCGGGCACGTTTGATAAAAGACAGAGAGGCAGGCGGTGCCGCGCGCTCGCTAACACCAGAACAAAGACGAAGAGCGGCAGAGATTCGGGCCGAGCTTCCAGAGATTAGCCGAAATCTGGATAATATCAATGTTGCCAAGTTCAGATTAGGCACTGGATTCATCGAGGCGGAAAAGACTAAGCCGGGTGAAGGCGGTGGTGGTATTCAGGGTCAAGAAGAGCGTTTCCTTGATTCACGCCTCAGACTTGAAACGATATTCCAAAAACGGCGCGAGACACTAGCCATCATAGCCAACGCAAAGATATCTGAAGACGAACGGGAACGGCGCAGGCAGAATGCAGAACAATCGGCCAACATAGACGCGAGAACTGAGATAAACGCCCTGCGCCAATACTACGCACAATTTATCGAAGACAACACTGCTGCCAAGATGACCGCGCAGAAGATGGAGTACGACAACGCCAAGAGGCTGAGTAAAGAGCTTTTAGAAGCCCAGCTGAAACAGGCGGGCGCAAACGAAGGATTAATATTACAGGCCAAGCAAGAGAATGAAAAGCGCATGGCCGCAATTAGCGCAGCCACCGCCAGAAAGCAAGCAGCCATCACGCTCCAATCAGTGGCCGACAATCTCAACGCAGCCAAGGACATCGCGGGTGGTGTAAATGCACTGCGTAATTCACGGGACGCAGGCAGTGCGCTTGGTGCTACTGGCGGGATCGTCACAGGACTTTCAAAATTCAGCCCGTTCTCTGCATTGAAAGATTTCGGTCCAGTTGTCGGTGCTGTGGGGGGTGTGGCCACAGCTCTCTCCAGCCTCTTCGGTAAGTCAGACGAAGATCGGGCACGGGAGGCGGCAGAGTCTCAGCGGATATTACAAGAGCAGAAAACGCTTTTAGAGCTCCAGAATTCCTACACGAAAAACATCCTAGCACTACAAGAGCAAGCGGCAAAGCAGCCTTTCGAGGCACTGCAAAGAAAACTCCGACTCATAGACATAAACGCGCAACAGGACAAGCTCAATGGCGTGGATGAAGCCACGGCTAACGCTAACCGGCTGCAAGCTAGAAAGGCGGCCATTGACGAGACAACCCGTTCACAGTCAGGTGCAATAGGTGGCGGCCAGCTATTCGGAGGCACTGACGGCTCTGCTAGTGGCCTTATCCAATTCCTTAATGAGCGTGGCGCACAGTCCGTTGCGGTGTCGCAATTCGTGGCAGGTTTTCAAAACATCAGCCAAGATCTGGCCAATCGCGGGATTGGTGACTCGCAGATTGCAAACCTGAATTACTATCGGGGCAGAATACCAGACGCATTTTTTGGACCGTTTGATGACTTCGTTGCGCATCGCGAGCAGGCGATTGCAGAATATAAGAGAGGCCTATCACTATCCAAAGCAACTGGAGCAATCCGATCAGACCTGACAAACCAAGGTGAACAGTTAATGGCATCAGCCCAGAGCCTAATCGGCAGCAAGATCAATTCAAACCTTGGCTCAATTCAAGGCCTATCATCCGAGGTCTCAGCAGATACCGGCATTGCAGAAAGCATGGTCTCTCTTCTGGAGCAATCACAGCAGAATGAACTGGAGATCGCTGCCAACACCAAGAAAACCGCAGACAACACCACCAAACTGGTAGACACCCCCCAGCGCCAAAGCTCGATAATTGACATCTCCCGTGGATACACCCGGTCACTCGGGCAGGTACTCAATCCCGGCCTCACCAATACCGGGCTCCCCGCATCCGTACAGGCGGCAGTCCTTGCGACAGACATCCAGAAGTCTATTCAAGAGCGCTCACTCGACAAGCTCCAGAACATCGAGACCATCCAGAGAGACTCGCGCGAACTGTTGGCAATCATAGCAAAGGGCGTGAACACAACAGCCAGCGGGTCACTGCTCGCTGAGTTAGAATCATTGTACCGTAGGAGCTTAGCCGCATGAGTTATCTGAATTTAGCCGAACGAATCCGCCTGAGATTCGACCGCAAGAAGGTTGGGTCGCCTACACTGAACAGCCAGCCGGGAGCGCACACGGGGGCGACTAGGCAATATATCCCCGGTTACTCAGATTCAAACATCGTCTTTCTCAACACCTCCACAGGCAACGACGGCAACACGGGCGCGAGCATAGCACAGGCGAAACTGACCTATGCGGCAGCAGCCACAGCGGCAGGTAGTACGAAGAAGATCCGCGTGGTCAATAATGGTGCGGCGCTGGCGGTAGATATAACAAAGCCAACTGAGATGACGCGAGGCGTGAGCGGGACAATATCGGGAAGCCTGACAACTCCAGTGAACACATTCACACAGGCAGGCACTCCAAGCTTTGGCGCTGATGGTGTCGGCGATATCTCATGGAGCCGATCTCTGTCTAAGTGGGTGGCTGTCGCAGCTAATGGAAAGATTGCTTACTCGCCCGATGGAAACGTATGGACACAGGCAACTACTCCAAGCTTCGGATCATCAACCATCAGGGGTGTGGCGTGGTCGGATAGCTTGTCACTCTATGTCGCCGTGGCTGCATCAAGTAAAATCGCGACATCCTCAGATGGCAACACATGGACACAGGCATCTGGCGCAACGGGTGGAAATCTTTACTCTGTGTGCTGGTCCGCTGAGCTTGCCATCTTTGTTGCAGTGGGCGCAATTGGCGCAGTGATTTATTCATCAGACGGCGTGTCATGGAACACAGCCATAAATTCTGTTTTTTCAGGGATTATTATTCAATCCGTATGCTGGTCTCCAGAGTTGACACTTTTTGTGGCGGTCGGAGAATCAGGTCTCATTGGTTATTCATCAGATGGCATAAACTGGACGACTGCAGCCACTCCGAGCTTTGGAACCACTACAATTAATTGTGTGGCGTGGAGTTCACAGATCTCAAAATTTATTGCTGGCGCTGATGCGGGCAAGCTGGCATATTCATCAGATGGAGACGTGTGGACACAATCAGGCACTCCAAGCTTCGGCGCTGATGGTATTCAATCTATTTGTATGGCTCCAGAGATCAGCAAAATCGTAGCCGGTGGAGAATCCGGCAAGATCGCTTACTCATCAGATGGAAACGTATGGACGCAAATCGGCACTCCAAGCTTTGGCGCGGACACAATTTTTGCAATGGCATATTCTCCGCTTTTGAATAAGATATCTGCAGGCGGCAGCGCTGGGAAGCTCGCGTATTCGACAGCCTACCAGTATACGATCAGCGCCAGCACTGCAGGCTTCACGATAACTGCTGTTAACTACAGCGGCACCATGACTTTATATAATTGCACTGTCGTTGTACCAGGTTTTTCAAATGTAATCAGTCTTAACGCTTGCAGAGTCACAGAGTCTGGCTGCCATATATCCAGCAACACTACGAGCGTGCTGTCAACATTATTTGAAGGCGATCTTTCGATCACTGGCGCGCCATCAATAGCAAATGCAATTGATATAAATTCAAACACAATTACGGGATATCTCAGGCTATATAATTCAAGCGCGACATCATTTGAAAGGCTTAGGGACAATCTTATCGAAGGCGGTCTCTATGCTAAATATAGTGTTCTGGTAACATCAGGCAACATCCGAGGCACACGCACCAACACCATTGTCACCAGAGCCGTATCATTCTCTGACCCGGTATTCGTTGATACCACAGATTACAAACTCCAACGAGTGACAAACGGAGACGCGCAGGATTCGCCACTGGTCAACGCCTCTGCGTACTATGTAAACGAACAAGGTCAGCCGAGAGACTTCGGGGCGTGGTCGTATGACGATTCGACTTTACCCTATGCTTACAAGCAATCGTTTTTCCTCTACAAGCCGAAAGACACGGGCATCATCCCAGAGAAGCAACCAGCAGCCGCAGCAGATCAGGGCATGGATGGCACATGGGACGCAGTAAACGAACCAATGCGCGCCACAGAATACTTGACTCTAAAGTACGGTGCTGGTGTGCCTCTCGATCACATCACCTGCCAAGATATATTGGAAAGCCTGACAGATTTGACCTGTGAGATCAGCCTCGATCCAGATAGATCAGACCCGACATCAACCATCCAGGTAAATGGTGCGCATGCTGTGGGGGATTGTATTCTGAACATAGACGCCAGCACTACGATCAAGGCCGGCATGATTCTGACCATAGGTGCGTACAAATACTATATCCTGTACTGCTACCCATCCACCAGCCCTACGAAATTGATCTTGCATCAGGCCTTATTGTCATCGGTTGCGGACAATCTAGTCATCACTCCACAAGAGCCCACAACCTTCGGCACCTATCAATATCTGCCCCAGTCACGACAGATCCCACGTCCACAGTCAAACGAGACAGAGTATGTCAACGGGGCGACGTTCAAATTTGTGAGGCAATACCCGCAGCTATGATCACGCTGAATGACACACTTGATGTCACCGCGAACATCGCGCCAGTCACCTCTGACAGTGCGAACTATTCGGACATCTTCGGACTGATCGCGAAACAGCGCGAATATGTTTTGCACGACCCGGACGGTAGATATCACCCGTATTCCGCAAGGGGATATTTCAACCGCTACGCATGGCGCGCCATGTCTCTGAGAGAGACAGACGAGAATGGTGCCATAGTATTTGACGGGCAGATCTACGATATCGAGCCAAACGACGACGGGAAGAAACGCACAATAACTCTCTACTGTCGCGATCCGCTCGGGGTTAAGCTGGATTGGTATGTTGACCTGTGTGACCTCACCACCTTCGCAGGCTGGTCTACGTCTGGGGCTACTTCGCTGAACTCCACCACCGTGATCCTCACCGGGGCAGCCACAGACATCGTGGTCAATTCTGTTGTCTCTTTTAACGACGAATACACGCCCTCATATCTAGTCACGGCAGTAGACACAGGCACCGACACCATCACCCTTGATCGTGGACTGGCCGAGGCTTTACCATCTGGCGTGTCTGTCAATGTAGCGGTCCCGACTCTGGTCACAGCAGCCGCAGCAATCAAGCGAGCACTCACAGCCGCAGGTATTGGCGACAGGGTGGATGCATCCTTTGACTCTATCAGCACAACTGACACAACAGAGTCACGCTATCTCTGGTTTTTCGTACAGCCTCAGAATAAGATCAAGCTGAAAGACTTTATCCAACAAGTTCAGGAGATGGCTGACATCTACATCTCCGTTTCGGCCAATGGCGTGATCTATGCCAGGAGAGGCCTGGCGCATGACGGTGTCACGATACGAAAGACTATCTCATCCGCTGAACTCATCGCCCCGCTGTCAGGGCCAAGACCCGACACCACACGGCTGATCTATGGCTATGACGTACTTTATCCCATCGCGGCAACATCGGTCCAGATCAACGGCATAGCTGTCCCCTTTACCGGCGAGGTGAGAAAAACTTCAAACACCGTCGACGCTGCAACCCTTGAAGACTCGGCACCAACAAACATCTGGGCACCTGTCGCTCTGGGGTCTAGTGACTTGCGAGAATATACCATCCTTTACTGGAACGAAAGCACAGCCGCATACTTTGGCGAGCGGCGCCTATCATATTTCGGCGTGGCACGGCCACGAATCAAAGTGGGCCTTAAGCGCGCCAAGTCAGGCCAACCATCCAACAGATACACCATTGCACTCTTTGACGACTTCAAAACATCCCTCCCTATATCACGCGGCCAAGATCTCACAGATCAGAATGCTGTGGTTATGGGGTACGGATACAACGCGCAAAACATGAGATATGACTTTGTCGAGTTGGAACTGTCTGGAGTCGCAGAGGCAGTGAATATCACAAGAAACACAGAGGAATATATGATCTATGCAAAATTGTCGGATACGCAATCAAGCGGGACCGATGGCGGGACTTTCACATCAGGTGCATGGCAGACAAGGGTGCTAAACACAGAAGACTCTGACGTTGATGGGATTGTCTCTATCAGCGGCAATCAGTTCACTTTGCAGTCAGGTACTTATCTGATTAGAGCAGAGGCGCCAGGTCACCAAGTGGACCAACACAAAATACGGCTTAGAAATATCACTGACTCTGCTGATACCCTAGTTGGCAATGTCGCGCTTTCTGGCTCTGGATCAAGTGCGACCACATATTCTTTGGTGTGTGGACGGTTTACAATTATATCGGCAAAGGCTTTTGAGATTCAACATCGAGGAGCTACAACTGCGGCCACAACCGGGTTTGGCGTGAATACGGCTTTCAGCGTCTCCGAAGTATACACTGTAGTTGAACTCTGGAAGATCGCATGATGGAGCTCCAGCAATACTGGCCGTATATCGCCGCGGCAACTGGCGGCATCGTATGGCTTATAAGACTTGAGGGCAAAGTGAAACAGGTAGAGCGAACACAAAACACAGAAGGCACCAGACTTGTGGCCTCGATGGATAAGATGAGCGCAGCGCAAGACAAGATGGCTGACACCATCAACGAGATGCGGACTACTTTGGCCGGCGTAGTAGGATATGAGAAAGGCGCGAGTGAAGCTCGCAAGGTAGGGAAACGATGACGCTAACACAATTATTCGGAGACATAGCCGACAAGGCTGCAGGGATCACGGCCAAAGCTCTAGGCCAGGAGCGTGTCAGTCAGTACGCAAACAAAGACCCGAACAACGGGTATGCGTGTTTTTTTACATGTTACTACATGTACTTTCGGACGGTGTACGGGTATTCTCAGACATGGTCCGAGTACAAGGCAGCATGTGTGAAGCTCGGCGCAATGCGGGAGGACTTCAAGATCCTCGACAGATCCAAGATGGCAGCCGCAGCGGGGCAGAGGCTCGTTAGTAAAGAGACGGCGTCGAAGCTCCGAGAGAAGATCTACGAGCTACTTCTCCAAAATAAGCCAATCCCTTTTGCTCTTAACAACGGGCAGCACTTCGAATCAATAGACGGCTTCACGGTTGAGAACGGTAAACTCGTTTTCACAATCGACGATCCCGGACCCAATAACGACACGAGAGCAGACGCAGAAACTTTAACGGTCTACAGCGCTGCTGGCAAGAAGTCGGGAACAATTACAAAAGTTTACTGGCTGGAGGCCAAATGAAAAAGACAATATCAAACAGAGACTTCGTCCGCTGGGCGGGGTTAGGAATCGGCACGGCGTTTATCTTAGGCGGGGCATTCAAGCCCGTCGTGTTCACCGTTGGTGGGAAGTCAACTGACAACGCCCTGATCTTCTCGGGGCTCGTGATCATAGTCCTGGTGATGGTGGGCGTACAGCTTGCCAAGTATCTCAGTGCAAAAGCCGGAGCTAAAGGCGAGTGAGCGGGTGGCTGATATGTTCTATAGCTTCGTTCTCCGTTGCCTTCTTGTTGTTGGCGTATGCGTCTTTTTTGGTGCGGGCCGGTGCGCTACAACCCGAGGCGCTGGACAAGAGCGAGCCGAGACGATTGCCGCAAAGACCCAAACGGTCAAACAGATAATCGAAGGCAGCAATCTAGCACCAGCGCAAAAAGCAATTGCGTATGAGGTGCTTGATTCAATCGCCCAGGATACGCGCTCGCTCGGTGTTGACGTTGACCACAACAAAGAGATCGCCGACGCGAACGCGGTAGCCGCTTCACGGTGGCGATGGCTCATGTGGATTGCCGGTTTTTGCGGCGTTGGTCTCCTGGCATTCGGCGTGAAAAGATTCATTCTGTAGGAAAACCGGCATAAACCGGAATTCACGCCCCACCAGAGCGCACAGGCTGGCCTGCATTGAGCCAGCCCCCGTGTCTGATATGGTAGCCGCAGGGTTTGAAATAACTACGCAGCTAAGAGAGTTCGGTATTCGTCCAGTAGGGGACGCATAGACGACGAATATCGAACCCGCGCGCGCTTGAGTTTGTCCACCTTGGGATTGATGAAGACTGCGAAGGTCTCTTTGAATTGTGGGATGATTCGCTCACCATCGTACAGGAACCCCGTGCATAGATCTCTCAGAATTTCGGTCTTTCCGGCATTATCAGACTTCGCATAGGTAACGGGTAGGTTCTCAAAGACATCTGTGATCTGTTCGACGTTCTTCAAGAACATCCTGTCATCTGATCGAAGGCCGCGAAGCTCTTGCTCAAGTATGACCTGCCTCGCCTGTATCTCTGCTGATTTGATCTGATACATCTCTTTCGTGATGGTGCCGTCTAGTTTGTCATCGTAGACCTGGACAGCCTTGCCTCTAAGCTCTGAGAGTTCTTTTTCTCTCCGCCAGATCATCTGGTCGGAGTCGGATTTGTTTCTCAGCACCATGTCTCTGGCGGTCTCTTTCACGTACTCCCCAAAGTCGGAGGTCCAGTGCATGGCGAGGATCTGCGGATTGATCAGGTCAAAGGCTTTTGACTCTGACAGCCACACTCGCTTCTTCTCTGGATTCGGTGCGCTGTAGTAGACGTTGCCCTTCTGCACTTCGGGTGTGAATAGTCGGCCTTGAGGGTTACGGATGAACCCACTGAGGAGCTGGCCATTGGCGACGTTCTTTCGTGATGTCTGAGAAAATGACTTTCGGACCTTCTCAAAGGTGGCAGGCGGCACCAGTGGCGGGTGTTTCGCGGGATAGACGAGACCCTTCCAGTCAATCTGGCCATTGTATGCCACCTGTGTGAGAATGCCTTCAACGCTCTGGAAGTGCCATTTGGTGCCGCGTGGTGGTCTGGCTTTGGCCTTGTTGAGATCGTCTGTCAATTCTCTGAGTGTTGCCCCGTCAGATCTGCGGGTGAATAGCTTCTTGACGTGTGGCGCGCGCAGGGTGTCTATCACCAGCGCTTTATTCTCGAACTTATACCCATACGGCGCACGCCCAGGCCACTCGCCTCGCTCCACCTTTTTTAACATAGAGTCGCGCATCTTACGGCGCAGGTCGTCAATCATCATCTCACCTTGCATGAGTCGCATGATTAGGAACATCTTAGAAGCCCCGTCTAGGTTCTTGTTCAGGGTGTAGTTCTCAGAGATGAAGTGAAAGGTGAGATCGTGATTCTCGTACAGGTCTTTGATGTACTGGAGGTCTACAGTGTCGCGAGACAGCCGCGTGGTGTTCTCCACATACAGATGGCCAATGTCGTTGGCTTTGACGTAGGCAATCACCTCTTGGAACCGTGTGCGCTTTTGGGAGGTGCTGGCGCTCTCATTGAATGAAAACCCGTGCACGATAGCATGGCCTAGTTTATTGGCGTAGTTACGGAATGTGATGTCCTGATCTGTCAGGCTGGAGCCTTCCATCCTCTGGACGTTGGTGGAGACACGCCCCATGGCGACAGCGAGATCATTTTTCACAGGGCGAGCGATGGCCTCGAAAGTCGCGCCGTCAACCAAAAACGGGACATAACAAGTGTTACAAATCGTTACAGATAGCACGGTGCAAAAGTCGAAAATATACGATACGCACGGCCTTAAATGACTTGCAGACTTTGAGGCGTGTTCTAATCTTGTTCACGCCTCGGTCTCTGTAGAGACTATGAATATCAAATTAGCAGAGATCGCGGCGCGGTACGGAATGACACAGATGGCAGTGGAGAGGCTGCTGGTAAAGATCGGTTGGATGGTGGACGGGTGTTTATGTAAAGCCCCTATCCAGCGTGGCTATGTGACTCCAGATAGAGAAGTCACGCCACGCGGGCAGGGTTATTTACTGGAGGCGAGCCGGGAGTGACACCCGGTCGGTTATTTAACATACTGCAACATTTTCAGGAAGTTTTCTTGATTCTTTTTAGAGACCTCAAATTCCAGCTGCATTTCCTTCCCTATGACTTTTCCAATGACGACTTTACCATTGGCAATCTTGGAAAGCTTTGCTTTGTCCATGTCGTAAACTGCGTATTCTTCAACGTTAGAGCCGCTGTGAATTTCCCGATTTACACTGCCGAGCTGGCTATTGAGCGTAATCACGGTGCCGTCAACATTGAACACAAGTGATTCACCCTTCTGAATAAAGAGCCAGCCAGCCCATGAATAATTAAAGATAAACTTTGAAGCAGATTTTGGCGTGCCATAATCGTCTGTCTGAAGGTCCAATGACATATTTGCCCCGAAAGGTTTTGTTTTGAAATAATTCCCTGTTGAGTAAACAGATGTTTCATTTGTTACCTTGTCCACAGAGCTATTCAATACAAAGCTTGAGCCGGATTGGCAGCCAACAAAAACCAGTGAAAGTAATAGAAGTTTCTTCATTTTTTATCCCCCCTGCGCTCTGATCTGCCAAGCTGGAATTCAGCCTGATCTAAAAGATCTTGTTTCGCAGTTATGTCCATCATACGAAACAGAGACAACAACCGGACCTCAAATTCTGAGCAGGGGCCGGTTAGGTCCAGCATCATGGGCTCTTCACCGTGCAGAAGCCACTGCCAGCGGACGCCTAATGCACACTGAAAAGCCATAGCGGTTGATTGCGGCATGGCGGACCTTCCGGTCATCCACGAGCTGACTTGACTGTGATTCAACCCAATTAGGCTGGTAAACTCCGAGTGAGTTAGCTTAAAAACCTCCAGAATCTTAAGGATTCTTTCACGCAATGTTTAGCTCATCACTTTTTTGTTGACGGTACATATCTATGAGATGTATAATACCTATATGCAAGAGAAGGTAATACCCCAGAGCCGTGGTGAAATTCGGGCGCTGATTAGTGCCGAGTACGGTGGTATGGCTGATTACTGTCTGAAAAACAGGTGGAAGTATACGGTAGTGACGAACATGTTGCGCGGGTTTACTCCACATCAGCGGCATCCAGAGATTGCACAAAAGATCAATAAAGACACGGGCGCTAGCCTCGAAGCGTGGGCCAAGTGAGAACCCTAGAATACCGTTTCCCGACACAGGGCGAGGGCATGGCATATTGTGATGTCCATGGGGAAAGCTACCGAGAGAATTATGACTGCAAATCCTGTGTAAACGAAGTCCGCGCAGACATGATACGCGACCGGATAAAGGATGCGGCTGCATGCAGGCTATGACACCGATGGGGTCTGACGGCGTCAAGCATGAGCACGATTCGATGTCGAAGCATGTTATGTCACATGAGATAATGCCCGAGGTGGCCGAGCAATTCACTGGCTTTCAGGACGTATTGAAGCTATTTGAAACGCTTACTCGGCTGAACAAGATCAACGCAGCGAGGGCAGCATGAACCTTGTGGAAGTCGTAAAGGATCGCGGACCTATCAGCCGGGCCGATCTGGCCAAGGCTCTGAGAGTGAGCGAGCGCGCAGTACGGCAAGAAATCCACGAACTCAACCGGGCTGGTGTGCCCGTTGTGTTTACTGGCAAAGGGTTCATCCACGCCAGCGAACGTGCAGAGATTAATTTCTGCGCCAACAAACTTATAGCTGCTGGGATCTCACACATCCAGCGCGCGGCATCTTTGAAAAAAACTGACGTTGAGAAAATGGTCAGGAAGATTGATTTTTCGGAGGTCTTATGAGTCTAATTGATTTAAGCGTAATGCTGTCTATGGCTACGGCCACAAGCATCATCGGCGTTGCTGTGCTGCGTTTCCACCATTGGGCACGGGCTAAGTATCTACGGAGACGATCACCCGAGGTAATCCGGGGCTTCAATGGTTGAGGTGACAGAGATCCAGGCGCATGTTTTACGCATGCGATTCTGGAGCCACAACACGACAGCCAGCATCCACTCAATTCTGGTCTGCACCTATGGCGAGACAGCGCACGCCTATAAGCTCAACTTTGCCAATGGGTCCAGCCGTGAGCATTGCGCACAGACTAGTTGCATCATGGAACACGCCAGAGAGGCAGACGCGCGAAACCGCGAGAAGAGCCGGGCGAGGATGAGAATCTTACGATCTATCGGATGTGTAGGAATATCAAATTAGGGGGGACATATGGCAACAGAAACAACAGAAAACACGGTGCAGAGCATGACCATTGAAGAGCTCAAGCGGATCAAAGCGGAAGCAGAGCAAGAGGTTTTGCAAATCATCCAGACCCTAGAGGAGCGCGTTGGCAAGTATGTCATCAGCGCTACCCTGACTCGGGACTATCTCAACCTTGAGAAGACGCGCACATCTAATGTGTTGTTGAGCATCATCGTATGAGCGACACCATGACCGTCAAGGAATTGGCCGAGGTTGCGGGGGTTAGTGCGCGCACGGTTCAAAGAGCCGCAGTCGCAATTGGCATTACGCCAGAACCTCGCAAGCCACTCAAATTAAATCATTCGCAGGCGATTCAAGTGATGGGTTCTCTAAGGGTTAAAGCCAATCGTCAGGTGCGACAAAATGACGCAGGACTGCGACAAAATGACGCACTGATGTCTCAGAATGCCTTGCTTGCGAAAACCCTATCAGAAATGATGCCCGCAATCCTAAAAATGGCTGATGCTTGCGTGTCGATGGCTTCTCATAAATCTGAACAGCATCATGCGTTACCAAGCCCCAGCAGAATGAGCGTGGCGGGTTACTGTGGGCAACGTGGCATCCGCTGCGACCGCGAAACGGCTACTCGCCACAGTCGTCTGGCCAAAGCGCTTTCAGAAGAGCGCGGCTACGAAATCGCCCAAATCCCAGACGAGCGCTGGGGCCATGTCAACGCATACGATGTGCGTATCTTGGCCGAGGTCATAGGTCAGTGACCAGCTTGACGCGCGGTCTCAAAGGCAAAGCGGCTAGGTCTATGGGTAGACCTCCAAAAACAGCCAAAGAAAAGAAAGTCACTGTATCAGTGGCCATGAGCCCGGCTGTGCTGCAAGATTTGAAAGACGCTGCACAGGCCGACCATCGCAGCTTGTCCAGTATGATTGAAAGTATCGTAAGCAATTACGTAAAATCAAGTAAAATTGTTAGTAAAAAGATTGACGACAAGAAGCGCAATACATAGATTGTCCTTGAACGAAAGTAAATAAAAAAGCCCAGCATCCTCCGCCCTGAGAAGTAGCGGATGCCGGGCAGACCTTGGAGGGTCCATATGGAAACAAGAAACGCCGCACACAGCGGCAACACTAAAGCGGAGTCAGGCCTCATAAGAGGCGCAACTGGCTCCAAACGGTTGTCAGGGAAGGGGATGGTGGCTGACTCCGCTACCATCTCTGACCCTGTATCTATCGGCACGAAGGACATAGTCTTTCTGTTGAAGGATGGCCAAGTCAGACAGTGGGACGCGGATGCTACCGGGCGTCTAATGTCGAATTACTTTTTCGAGTCTTACCCGCATCAAGTCTATTCAATTCACTTCGGTGAGTCTTGCTACTATGTAAAGAACGGCAAGATCGGGGCGATGGTCCACATGACCCGCGAAGAATTCTTCGAGGCGGTAGCATGACCGGCCTCGCATGGCGCGCAGCCAACATCCCGGTCCAGATCGAGAACGCACTGGCCGAGGCTATCGACGCCGAGACAGGCGAGATCGTCAACGAGCTGGCACTTGAAAAAGTGAACTACCTTACGGAGCAAAAGACCGTAGCCATCGAAGACCTCGGCGCATTTATCAAGGAGATGGAGACGGTAAAGATCGCTCACCTGGATTCAGTCATTAAAGAACTGGCAGCTAAGAAAGCACGCCTATCCAAAGCGGTGGACATCTGCTACGAGGTTATCGGCAAACTGCTCCCAATCGGCGACAAGATCGAGACAGACTTTGTGACGCTCAAATGGCACCCCTCAGAGGCTGTGTTGGTAGACTGCGCTCCTGAGCTATTGCCCGAAGAGTTCCAGCGGGTTAAAACAACATGCGACGCCGACAAGACAGCGCTTAAAAAGGCGCTCAAGGCTGGCGAGAAGATCGAGGGCGTGACGCTAGAGAAGCGGCACAGCTTACAGGTAAAATGATATGAACGACATACAAAAACCAGACGCGAAGATCCTTGAGACAGTGATGATGGGGGGTGACTTGTCACCTCTCACATCTGACCAGCGCATGAGCTACTACGTCCAAGTGTGTGAGTCAATGAAGCTAAACCCATTGACCAAGCCCTTCGACTATCTCAAACTCAATGGCAAGCTGATCTTGTACGCCAACAAGAACTGCGCAGAGCAGATCAGGCAGACTCGTGGGATATCTCTTACCCTACCTGAGAAGAAGATAGACTCTGACGTGTACATCGTAACGGCACGAGCAGAGGCCAATGGGCGGACAGATGAAGCGACAGGAGCGGTAAGCCTTGAGCATCTGAAAGGCGAGCAACGGGCCAACGCGATCATGAAGGCAGAGACCAAGGCCAAGCGCCGGGTAACTCTATCCTTTGCCGGGCTGGGGATGCTCGATGAATCAGAGATCGAATCGATACCAGGCGCGCAGAAGGTAGCCGAGAAGGACATCACGCCAGCACAAGCACCGATCATGGGCAAGCCAGAAAACATCACGAAGCAAGCACAGTGGGAAGCAGAAAACGCCAGGATGGGCAAACTACCCGACGACATAAAAAGCTTTTTAAAATGGAAAAAGCTGGGGCGTGAGAAGATCATGGCTATCTTAAATGACAACCACGACGACTACGAGGCCATCAGAAGCTTCATGAAAGATCAGGGCTGGCAGGGTTCTGCGGATATGTCAGACCTAGCAGCGCAATCAATGCCGGAGGTGGCTGCAGGGTAACGCCCGCAGCCCCCGGTTAACCAAATGATGTGACATAACATGGCAACAGCATACACAGCACGAATCGACGCGGCTATCCGCAAGGCGAAGAAACACTTCGGGGGAGAGTGCATCATCTCGGC